GGCATATGTAGCCACCGAGGAGGCCCCAGAGGCCCCGGACGACTACGACATGAAGGAGGTCACGGACCAGAAGATTTGCGTGGACTACGTGTTCTGGCAAGACTTCATCTGGTCCCCCTGCCGCACGTGGGAGGAGCGGCGCTGGGTTGGCCGGATCGCCTACATGGACCGGGACGCCCTGGTGAAGCGGTTCCCCGCCACGGGCAAGGAGGTGCCGCTGGACTACTCCGTGACCATGGACGACGCTGGCTCCAGCTCCCCCTCCACCACGCCGAAGCACCTCGCCGTGAAGCAGGCCCGCATCTACGAGATATGGGACCGCACGAGCAAGAAGGTGTTCTGGTTGTCGACGAAGTACGACAAGATTCTGGACGAGAAGGATGACCCCCTCAAGCTGGTCGGCTTTGAGCCGTGCCCGCAGCCGATGTTGGCCAACATCACCACTAGCAATACTGTCCCACGTCCTGACTACTACATGATCCAGGACCAGTATTCGGAACTGGACAACCTGAACAACCGCATTTCGATGCTCCTGCAGGCCTGCAAGGTCGTGGGCGTCTATGACCAGGCCTCCCAAGGCATCTCACGGATGCTGACCGAGGGGTTCGACAACCAGTTGATCCCGGTCGACAACTGGGCGATGTTCGCTGAGAAGGGCGGCATCAAGGGTCAGGTGGACTGGCTCCCACTGGACGTGGTCGTGGCCGCGCTTACGCAGCTGATAGATGCCCGAGAGATCACCAAGGCCCAGATTTACGAGCTGACGGGTATCAGCGACATCGTCCGTGGGGCTACCAAGGCCTCAGAGACTCTGGGTGCTCAGGAGATCAAGAGCAAGTTCGCCTCCATCAGCATCAAGAAGCGCCAGGACGAGGTGGCCCGGTTCGCTGCGGACATCCTCCGCATCAAGGCTGAGATGCAGGTGAAGCACTTCACGCCTGAGATGATGCTCAAGAAGTCCAACATCGCGGCGACCGGGGAGGCCAACCAGCAGTTCGTAGAGCCCGCCATGGCGCTCCTCCACTCTGACGACGGCTTTGAGTGGAAAATCCAGGTCACGGCTGACTCCATCGCCCAGGCCGACTACGCCATGGAGAAGGCAGACCGCATCGAGTTCCTGACGGCCGTCAGCGGCTACCTGGAGAAGGCCCTGCCGATGTTTGAGGCTGTACCCAACGCCGCCGCGCTCCTCGTTGGCATGCTGAAGTGGGCCGTGGCCGGCTTCCGTGGAGCTGATGAGATCGAGGGGATGCTGGACCAGGAGCTGGACAATATCTCCAAGCAGCCGCCCAAGGAGGAGAAGCCTGATCCTGAAGCGGCCAAGGCGCAGGCTGAGCAGCAGAAGATGCAAGCCCAGATGCAGATGGACGAGAAGAAGGCTCAGATGGACCTCCAGGCCAAGCAGCAAGACATGGCCATGAAGAAGCAGATGAACGACATGGAAATCCGCATGAAGCAGATGGAACTCCAGTTCAAGATCAAGGAGCTGGAGCTCAAGGAACGCGAAATGCAGATGAAGATGGACTTCTCCCAGGCCGAGGCCATCCAGAAGCAGAAGACATCCCTGATGGAGCAGCAGATGGGTCTGGAAGCCGAAGCCCAACGCCACCAGCAGGAGTCGGAATTCACACAAGAGTCCCACGACATGTCTATGGAGCAGTCCGCTGCGGTCGGGGAGCAGAAGGTGGAGCAAGCCAAGGCCGCTGCGAAGGCCGTCCCCAAGAAGGAGTCTGAATAATGCCCCGCTACACACTCGTGTTCCCTGCGGACGGCAGCGAGCCCTACATCAAGGGCTCCCGCGTCGCTGCACAAAATTCTGGTGCACCAATGATACACGGTGACCTGCCGGACTTCGTGTCCCCCATCGACGGCAAGACGTACTCTGGCCGCACCGGGCTCCGCGACCATTGCGCTCGCCATGACGTGGTCCCCAACGACGATCTGAAGGGATTGCCCACCCTTCAGAGCAACTCGGACACTCGCTCGTCCGAGCAGAAACGGGCTGACGCTGCGGACCGCAAGCGCCGCGTCATCAACCTTGTAGACAAGCACTATTACTAGGAGCCACCATGCCAGGACTCAACGAAGAAGTTATTGACGACCGCCGCGCCTCTATTGCCGAGGCTTTCGACCAGTTGAAGGTCGAGGAGGAGCCGATTGCAGCGCCCTCGCCGCCCCCGTCCGAGGCCCCGGCCCCCGCGCCGTCCGAAAGCCCTGCAGAGGCCCCTTCCCAGGCCGGGAAAGAGCCTGCTGCGAAGGCCCCCGCCGAGGAGCCGGCCAAGAAGGAGATCACCCCTGCCCCGGAGCCTGAGGAGGTCAAGTTCTCGGTGGAGAAGCCGCCCCAGTCTTGGCGTGCCGCACAGAAGGCTCAGTGGACCGCTCTGCCTCTCGATGTACGCACGGAGGTCATGCGGCGCGAGAAGGAGATCACTCGCACCCTGGGCGAGACTGCCAACGCCCGCTCCTTCGCCAACCAGTTCGCTGCGGCCGTCCAGCCGTTCCAGGCCCGCATCCAAGCGGCCGGGATCAACCCGCTCCAGGCCGTCAATGAGCTGCTCCGCGCCGACTGGACCCTCTCCACCGCCCCACCGACCCAGCGCGCTCAGTTCATGGCGAAGCTGATCAAGGACTACGGCGTGGACGTGCGTGAGCTCGACGCGGCTCTGGCCGGCAAGCCTGGGGCTGACCCTGTCTCCGCTACCGTGGAGCAGCTGGTCAACCAACGGTTGGCCCCCATGCAGCAGTGGATCGCCCAGCAGGAGCAGCTCCGCATCCAGGGCGAGCAGCAGCAGAACGGGCAGATCAGCCAGACCATCGAGCAGATGGCTGAAGACCCGAAGTATCCACACTTCGAGGACTTGCGCGAGGAAATGGCAGACATCATTGACCTGTCTGCGAAGCGGGGGGTTTACTTATCCCTCGACTCGGCGTATAGTCGGGCCGTTGCGATGAACCCAGAGGTAAGCAAGCAGGTTGCTACCCAACAAGCTACAGAAGCCGCCAAGACCGCAGCTGCCCAGAAGAATGCGGCAGCCCAGAAGGCCCTAGGCGCATCTGTCTCAGTTGGTGGAGCACCGGGCGGGTTGCCGAGTGGGGCCCCAGGCGCAGACGATCGCAGAGCAACTATCGCCGCAGCGTTCGACAGTATCGGAGGAAGGTGATGATTCTTAACTCGTTCATTCGCCGCATCCTCGGAGCTGCTTCGTTCCCACGCTTCCGCATACCATTGTCCTCGGTCGAGCCTCAGGTCTACCAGCCCCCACCAACGGTGAAGGTGACGTCGGTTCCGAACCCGCCGCCTCCCACTTACCCATAGGAGCCAACCATGGCATTCCCCAACGCAGCGGTGAGTGACGTCATCGCCACCACGATCCAGTCCCGTACTGGCAAAATCCAGGACAACGTCACGTCCAACAACGCTTTGCTGACCCGCCTGAAGCAGCGCGGTAACATCAAGACGTTCTCGGGCGGCAATGTCATCCTGCAGGAGATCAGCTTCGCGTCCAACGGCAACGCCGGCTGGTACTCGGGCTATGAGACCCTGCCCATCGCCGCGCAGGACGTGGTCAGCGCCGCCGAGTACACCATCAAGCAAGCTGCTTGCCCGGTGACCATCAGCGGCCTGGAGCAACTCCAGAACGCCGGCAAAGAGCAGATCATCGACCTGCTCGACAGCCGCATCGAAGTGGCTGAGTCCTCGATGGCCAACCTGATCGCCTCGGGTCTGTACAGCGACGGCACCGCCGCCGGTGGCAAGCAGATCGACGGTCTGTTGAAGCAGGTCGCCACCGCCCCCACGAACGTGGTCGGCGGCATCGACCGCAACACCTGGCTGTTCTGGCGCAACCAGTACTTCCGCATGCTCACGACCGGCGGCGCAGCTGCATCGGCCGCGAATGTGCAGACGTACTTCAACCGCATGTGGTCCAGCCTGGTGCGCGGCAACGACCGCCCCGACCTGATCATGGTCGACAACATCCTGTGGTCGTTCTACATGGCCAGCCTCCAGGCCATCCAGCGCTTCACCGGCACCGAGACTGCCAAGCTGGGCTTCGTGTCCGTGAAGTACATGGACGCTGACGTGGTCCTGGACGGCGGTATGCAGATCAACTGGACCAGCACCGGCGCTGCCGGCGTCCCGGCCCCGTTGTCGGTGCCTGCGACCAGCGCGTACTTCCTCAACACGAAGTACCTCCACTATCGCCCGCACGCGAACCGCAACATGGTCCCGCTCTCCCCCGGCCAGCGCTACAGCGTGAACCAGGATGCGGCCGTCCAAATCCTGGCCTGGGCCGGCAACCTGACTTCGTCGGGTCTGCAGTTCCAAGGCCGCATGGACAACACCTGAGCACGGACTAGGGGTGGGGAGCCCTCCAGAGCCTAGCTCTGACCCCACCCTTAGCGAGTGTTCTCCACAAGGAGAAGTTCATGGCTACTACCACCATCGAAAACCTGCGGGAAGCGTTCCAACAGTACCAAGCGGGCACCATCGTCTTGGGCGAGTTCTTCGCAATCCTGCTCCGCTTCCTGGACGTCACCGAGGAAGAACCTGAGCCCGAGGCACCGCCCCCGGCTCCGGCACCCGCCCCGGCTCCTGCGGCCTCGACCGCCAAGAAGGAGAAGTGAGATGAGCCAAGACTATGGCAGCGCCACCATCAATGGCGACGTCAACAAGCGCGACGGTCGCGGCTACCAGGAGCCCATCGGTGTCTCCACCGTCGAGGTGGCGGGCTCCAACGAGCTGCTCAACGGTTGCATCGGCACCCGTCTGAACAAGATCGTCAAGGCGGGCGGCAGCGGTGACCTGGCTCTGGGCACCAAGGGCTCGGCCCAGAACAATGTCGGGGTTCCCGTCATTTGCTACTGGGTCGAGGCCACCGCCGCAGCTGCGGCTGGCACGGCGGGCTTGATCAACACGGTCAACTGGACCTGGGCCCCAGGCGGCGGTACGGACGTCATCGCCGTGGCGGTGGCGATCGGTGACCACATGTGGTCCGGCGTGGCGATCCAGGCGTAAGTCATGATCCCACAGGTCGACCCCCTCGGTCGGATCTTTGTAGCCCCCGCTGGCGTTCCTGTCTTTTGGAACGACGGCGTGGGCTACACCTCTGATGGTCGTATGTGCACGACCACGGTACTAGGACCAAACGATCAGTACGTCGGTGGATGGCGTCTTGATCCTTTGGGCCGCGTAGTTGTAGCCGCGTCCTTGGACTCGCAGATCGCGGCTCTGTTCGCCGCCGGCGAGCAAGGCTGCTGGTACGACCCGAGCGACATGTCCACGCTGTTTCAGGACACGGCCGGCACCGTGCCGGTCACGGCCGTCGGCCAGCAAGTCGCGCGCATCAACGACAAGTCGGGGCGGGGCAACTTCGCCATCCAGGCGACGGCGGCCAGCCGCCCGCTTCTGCAGCAGGACGGCGGCGGCAGGCGCTATCTGGCGTTCGACGGGGTGGATGACACCCTGGCTACGGGGAATATCAGCCTGACGGCCACGAACTCGCTGACGTTCTGGGCAGGCGTGTACAAGGCAAGTGACGCGTCCACGGGACTGATTGCCGAGACTTCCGTGAATGCGGGCAGCAACCTCGGGGCCGCGAATTGGTCGTGCGGGGCACCGACGCCTGCAACATGGGGTGCACGCAATACTGGCACGCTCTCGGTGTTTGCAAGTTCCCCCAACACATTCCCAGCGCCGAGCACAGCGGTGCTTGCCGCGCAAGCAACCATCGCAACCGATACGCTGCTGCTGCGGATCAACGGCGTGCAAGTCGCTAGCGTGGCAACAGACCAAGGGACGGGCAATTACGGCAACTTCCCGCTCTTCCTCGGTGCGCGGTCGGGCGGTACGGTGCCGCTCAACGGCCGCATCTACGGATTGATCCTTCGCGGCGCGGCGTCCAACGCTGCCCAGATTGCCTCGGGCGAGGCTTGGTGCAACAGCAAGGCCGGAGCGTACTGACTATGGCTACGTTCTACAACGGTGGGTTGCCCTTCAACGAGGTCGGGGCTATGCTGTACCAGACTGACGTTGTCCCAGCAGCTACCGACCCATACGTGGGCGGCATTCGCGTCCAGCCCGCCGGTGGGGTCTACTTCACCACTGCTGCTCCCCCGGCTCTATTGTCCGGTTTCGACTCTGGCTTTGATGGAGGCTTCGGAACGTGATGGCCCGCAGAACTATCGCCGCCTTGCTAGCTGAGGCAAACGCTAACCTCCCGGACAATAGCTCGGGACTCATTAGCCCGTCCGACATCCGCGACTTGGTCAAGAATATCTCCGACACGTTCGCCCCCGGCTATGCCGCTGCGGCGCGGGCTTCGTTGGTACTAGTCGCGCTTGGGCTACCACCGCAGGTCGTGACCTACGACACGAATTTGATCGGCACGCCGGACTACGTGATCAATCTCCCGGCTGGGTCCATCACTCGCCTCGCGGGTGCTCTGAATCCTACGTTCAACCGTGTGTCGTTCTACACGGGAGTGTCAGCCCCGAATGGTAACGAGATTGTATTCCAGTTGTACCGCGACGGAGTTGCTATCCCGGGCGGCGTCGAGGTCAGCGCCCAGGGGGCAGGTAATATCGTGGCGGCCTCGTTCAGCCTACCCTCCGCCACTACCGACGGTTTGGACCACGTATACGACGTTCGGGCCACCAAGGTCAGCGGCGGCGTGGACAACGTTACGCTCACCAATGCCAGGTTCATACTGGAGTACATTCCCACCCTAGGCTGAAGCCTTAACCGATAGAGGAGCAGATATGCCCACCGCAGAAATTGATTTCGCAATGAATTTTGAACAGGCAGAACAGTCCGACGCGGACAAGAAGCTGCTTGTAATGTTCTACAAGGGTACCGAGAAGAATGAGACCAAGAGCGTCGAGGCTGGTCGCCCGATCTTTGACGAGTTTGACTACGTCAAGATTCTGACCCCCGGCTCCAAGGACTCGTTCTGCGGCGATGCCACCCCGGACTACCAGCAGCGCTTCCCTCAGCAGTGGGCCCGCTACAAGGCTGGCCAGAGCCAGGACTTGGCCGGCACCCCGCTGAATCTGCTGCCGTGGCTCGGCATCGGCCAGATCGCCGAGCTGAACGCCGTCGGTTGCCACACGGTGGAGCACTTGGCCGGCATGTCCGACGCGCTGTCGCAGCGCTTCATGGGCCACCACCAGATGAAGCAGCGCGCTCAGCAGTATCTGGACGCCGCCAAGGGCAACGCTCCGCTCCTGAAGATGGAAGCGGAGCTGCAGAAGCGTGACGAGCAGATCGCTGAGCTCAAGGCCATGATCGAGGTCCAGGCGAAGGCTAACAAGGTGCCTG